CACCTGCTATCAATGCTGCACAAGAGCAGTACATGAGTAGTCAACAACAACAACAACCACAAGAAGAGTAAGAGAGATATGGCAGAATTACACCGAGTAGAGATAAATGAGAAAGCACCACAGGAGATTGACCCTGAGTCAGAAGAAGCTGTTGATGCAGTACCTGAAGAACAAGCACAAGAAACGCAAGAGGATAGACCTGAATGGTTGCCTGAGAAATTCGCATCTGCTGAAGCTATGGCAAAGTCATATATTGAGTTGGAAGGAAAATTGGGATCGAATGAACAAGAACAAGAAGAAGAACAACAATCAACAGAGGAACAAGATGACACCACAAAGGAAGACAGTAATACTAATGATGTTATCGTGGAAGCTAGCAAAGAGTTCTTTGAGAATGACGGTGTTATATCTGAAGAGACCTATAAGAATCTTGCTGAAGTTGGGTTACCGAAAGAGTTAGTAGATAGCTACGCAGCTGGACAACAAGCACTGCAACAAAGTGAAGAAGGTAGTATCAAAGCTGTAGCTGATGGTAACTGGGATCAGATGGCAGAGTGGGCAGCTAATAACTTATCACCTGAAGAAGTAAATACCTTTGATGACATCGTACAAAACGGTACAGTCGACCAAGCAAGGCTAGCTACTAAAGGATTATATGCACAATACAAAGCAGAGAATGGAGTTAGTCCTAAGCTTGTTCAAGGTGCTGTAAGTGGTTCATCATCAATGCCTTTTAAATCTAACCAAGAACTTGCAAGAGCAATGTCTGATCCTCGATACAAGAGTGGTGATAAAACTTATCACGAAGAGATTGACAGACGCATAGCAGCAAGTCACAATTACCTATAATTTTATTTGGTTGGTTCATATATATGAAGCCTTGGACTCCATCTTTTTTCTTGCCAGTGTTGGTTCTGGTTCTTTTGGGTGGATGTTCCAAGGCTTCTTTTTATCCGTTAGCAGGTAGTGTAGGTGGTGCAACTATTGGTAGTCTTGGTGGTCCTGGTCCTGCTGCTGGTGGTGCTGCCCTTGGATGGGGACTAGGAGAGGGTGCTAAGTTAATGGAAGAGAACAAGGGATTAGCTAACAAAGTAAAAGCTATATCCGAAGGAGATGTACAGGAACTTGTACAACAGCAGTTAGATGAGAGTATGACTAATGGTTTCTTTGACAATATGTTAGATGAAGTCTATGGTTTTTTAAAACTATGCCTAGTAGGTGTAATACTTTGGAACATCGTACCTATCTTTTATACTAGATATGTGCAGAAAAAATCTAACAATAATGATAAATCAACTAAGAAGACTAAAAAGAATTTATAATAACTTGGACAAGAAGGAGAAAGCTATTGTCTTGACTGTTCTATGTTTAGGTGGAATTATAATACTTAACTTACTTTAATAGACAATTAGTATAACTAATGTCAAGACCCACTGCGGTGGACAATCTCGAACGAAGGTTACAACGAAAGTCGCAAAACAAATACACAAACATTAATAACAAAATACATAAGGAGATAATATATCATGGCTAATGGAGATACATCCCCCTCACGTGTAGGACAAGTTAATAGTTCAGGTGACGTAGATGCTTTGTTTCTTAAAAAGTTCAGCGGAGAAATCTTGCAGACCTTTGAGGAGTCAAACATTTTCAAACCACTACATACTGTTCGCACAATCGAAAACGGTAAATCAGCTCAGTTCCCAGTAACTGGCGTAGCTTCCGCTGACTACCACACACCTGGCGAAAACATCGCTGACGGTGGCAACTCATACTTGAGCGACATCAAGAAAGCAGAGAAAGTAATCACCATCGATAAGATGTTACTTGCTTCTACCTTCTTGGCTAACATCGACGACGTAAAGAATCACTACGACATCCGCAGCGTTTACGCTAACGAGTTGGGTAAGGCTCTTGCTGTACGTTTCGATACTGCTATTGCTAAAGTATTCATCGCTTCTGCTCGTTCAGCTGCTGCTGTTACTGGTGGTAAAGTCGGAGGAATCCTCGACGTTTCTGCTAACGCAATGGGAGACGGAGCTGACTCAACTGATGACGCTGACAACACTGATCCAACAGGAGCAGAACTTGTTGCTGCTTTATTCACTGCTGCTCAGAAGCTCGACGAAAACGACGTACCTAGTGACGGACGTTTCTGCGTACTTCGCCCTCAAGAGTATTACAAGTTAATAACTGGTGGTGCTGGTGCGTTGGCTATCTCTACTTCAGCTGTCAATAAAGACGTTGGAGGAGTAGGAAGTATTGCTTCAGGATCAATCCCTCAAGTTGCAGGTATCACGATCTACAAGAGTAATCACATCCCTTCGACTGACTTATCAGCTGTTACTTCTGGAGACGGTGCTTCTAGCAATGATGTCTTCGGAGCAGGTGGAGCAGGTTACAATGGTAACTTCACAAACACTTTAGGTGTTGTTGCTCATTCGGCTGCTGTCGGAACAGTTAAGCTTCTTGATCTTGCTACTGAAAGCGAGTATCAAATCGAGCGTCAAGGAACACTTTTTGTTGCTAAGTATGCTATGGGTCACGGAGTTCTCCGTCCTGAGTGTGCTATCGAATTACAGAAATAGTTCTCTCTTCGGTGTTGGGTGGTCTGTGATTCGTTCCGCACCCTCCACCGATATTTTTATTTATAAAGAAAAGCTATGGCACTGACAACTAAACTGGAAGCGGTAAACATTATGATCTCTGTAATAGGAGAATCACCTGTTAATACTTTAAGTGGAACTAGTGTTCCTGTTACCGTTACACAGGCAGTCCATGCATTAGAAGAAACCAGCAAAGCTATCCAATCAGAAGGATGGCATTTCAACACAGAGTATGATTACCCACTTGTTCCTGATTCTGTTACAAGTAGGATTACTCTTCCTGTTAATACTTTAAAGGTAGACTTAGACCCTGAGTTAAACACGGACACTGATCCTGTACAACGAGGTCTCAAGCTATACGACAGGAAAAACCACAGGGATACTTGGACCAAAGACTTGAAAGCTATTATTACTTTTGAGTTAGAGTTTGAAGAACTACCTGAACAATTTAGACATTACATATCTGTTAAATCTGCTCGCATCTTTGCTGCTAGGTTCTTAGGCAGTCGAGAGATAGAAGGGTTTGCTTTAAGAGATGAGATAGAAGCGAAAGCAAGAGCTATTGAAAGTGACTCTGAGAATGCTGACAGGACTATCTTCGATAACTATAGCGTACTGCGAGTGCTTGACAGATAATGCCTTTGCTTAACACTAGCATTCCTAACCTTGCCCAAGGTGTATCACAACAGCCTGACAATTTAAGATACCCTGGACAATGTGATGAACAAGTTAATGCTTGGTCAACTGTAGTAGAGGGATTAGTAAAAAGACCTAATTCTAGGTTTTCCTATGATACTGGATTAGGTGCTAATATTAGCTCTGATTTATTTAGTCACTATGTAGATAGAGATGAACAGAATAAATATGTTATTACGTATGACTCTGTTAACGGATTAAAAGCAAGAGACCTAACTGTCGATAACATTAGCGATGGTGAGATGGATATAATTATTGAAGATGCTACCGCTGGTACTTATGTCGCTGTTTCTATCGCAGGCAATCCTCTTAAAGACCTTACAGCTTTAACCATAGCAGACTCTACCTTTATTGTTAACAAGGCTAAGACGGTAGATAAAGAGACAACAGCTGATTTAAAAACTCAACCGTTAGAGCACGATGCTTTAATCTTTGTTAAACTAGGAGACTACGAGAAGACTTATAGCATACACCTAGATGGACTCTTAGTCCCTTTTGATAGCAGCTTAGGTGACCATCACGATTATTCATCAAGCAGTCATGGTAATACAGGGGTGCAAGCTTCTACTTACGTAAGTGGTCCAGCAGATGTAGACCCAAAAGGTAACCACGCTGATACGGAGTTTATCGCAAGAGACCTTACCACTTGTTTAGATACTTACATAACTGGGGCAGGTACTTTAGAAGTTTTTGCTTTATCGGGAGGATCAGGTTTAGGTCCATCATCTAATCTCAGACGCTACTGCACTCCTATAACTACATTTCATGTAGACCAATTTGACGCAGGAGTAAAGATAGGATCAGGTGCAGGTGGAACTTTAACTGTTGTTGACGGCATAGTAACTGGTTCTACTTTAACTCAAAAAGGAACAGGTTATGACAGTACTGTTTCTACTGCTGCTTATAATACAGGAACACAATCTGGAATGTTAATAACTGTGAGATGGACAGCTGTCCATCAGTGGTATGGTGACGAAACACTTAATTCAGGAGACCTAAACTATTTAACTCCAGGTGTCGTGATGCCTACTATAGACTCTGCCACTGTTGCAGGTACTACTACAAAATTTACCGTAGAAAGAAACAGCAGTATTATAAAAATATCATCAGACACAGATTTCATGGTCAGGGTTTCTGATGGATTAGCAGATCAAGGATTAGGTGTTATTTATAAAGAAGTAGATAATATTACTGATCTCCCTAAATCTTGTTTTAATAGCTTCCGAGTTAAAATAATAGGAGACACAGACCTAGAACAAGATGATTACTATGTAAGGTTTAAGACTAAAGATAACGAAGACTTTGGAGAAGGTAGTTGGGTAGAAGAACCAGGATGGTATCAAGACGGAACAAACAAAGGAAGCATAACAGGAATAGATACTTTTTTAAATAAAGACACAATGCCTGTGCAACTAATCCCTGACCAAGCGACAGGTAAGATAACAAGCTTTACTTTGAAGACAGTTGATTGGGGAGCTAGAACAGCAGGTGACGATAACACTAATCCATTCCCTTCTTTTGTTAACTATAAAATCAATGACATCTTCTTCTTTAAGAATAGACTAGGACTGTTAACTGATGACTCGGTAGTGTTCTCTGAAGCAGATGAATACTTTAATTTCTTCAGGACCACAACACAGTCTCTACTTGACTCTGCTCCTATAGATGTAGGAATATCACACACTAAGATAAGCTTACTTAAATACGCACAAGCGTTCCAAGAGAAGCTAATGTTGTTCTCTGCTAAGACACAGTTTGTATTGAGAGGTGCAGACTTGTTAACACCTAAGACAGTTACAATATCTCCAGTCACTGAGTACGATGTAGCGGAAAGCATTAGACCGTTAGCACTTAGTAGTCACATATACTTTAACTTTAAAAGGAATAGCTTTGAAGGATTGTTAGAGTACACTGTGGATAATAACACAGAGACCTACGGAGCAGCTGAGATAACAGAACAAGTTAATAAGTACATACCCTCTAACATCGTAAGGATGGAAGGTAGTGCAGCAGAGAACATGATAGTTGTACAATCAGACAGCGACTATAAGAAGTTGTTTGTATATAAGTACTTTTGGCAAGGCAGAGAGAAGATACAGAGTTCATGGATGTCGTTTACTTTTGCTAGAGAAGTGAGAAGTTTTAAGTTTATTGAATCTACTTTGCATATCATTACAACAGATAGTGACGGTACTTACTTAGAACAGATACCAATGGAGAATGGTTTAGCAGAAACAGGTAGAGACTATGCTTTATTGTTAGACAGTAGGATACAAAGTGACAGCGCTTACGTACAAACTATAACCTACACTAAGCCAAGCAGTCCTACACCTCAAAGCTTTGACGGAGTTAATTATACTGATGTTACTTATGTTAGGTTTAGAAATGGCTTTTTGTTTAAAAGTGGCATGGCTATCTACTCTAAGAACGGAACAAAGAAAGTAGTAACACCTCACTCTGTTAATGAAATCACTATCTTGATTGATGGTAAGTTAGCTAATTATGTAAACTATTCTAGTCATGTAACTAATAACGGTGATACATATATATGCACTCAAGGACACACCTCAGACGCAAATAAAGAACCAGGAGTGGGAGTTGACTGGGAGAGTTATTGGGAGAAGATAACGACAACTATAGTAGCGGACGCTTGGGCTTTAGCTGTTGTTTATAATTTTAAAGCGTTATATAAGTGCGTTCAAGGACACACCTCCTCCGCATCCATCCTTCCTACAGATACTAACTATTGGCAACCTACTGTAGAAGTTGATGTAGCACCTGTATGGAGCGAGAACAGCTATGAGTACCTAAGTGTGTATGATTACTTTATAGGATACGAATACGATATGTTATACAGGTTCTCTAAGCAGAACTTAAAGCAACCTACAGAGAGAGGTGGTCGATCTGCATCTGATTATACTTATCAAACAATTCGTAACGGTAGTATTGAATACTCAGAGACTGGACACTTCAACGTAGAAGTAACACCTAAGTTTAGAGATACATACACTTACACCTATAACCCAGCTTTGTTAGCCTCTGTCAGTACCCTTAATAAATTCACACCTGAGACTGGATTCTTTAAGTTTGCTGTACAAGCTCAACCTAATGATGCCACTATCGAGATTAAATCTTCTAGTGCTTTACCAGTGAAGTTACTATCAGCTGAGTTTGAATCAACAATCATATCAAGGAGTAGACGCTATGGAGGTTAAGATAGAAAAAGCAAAAGCACTTGAAGACGCTCCTTTGTTATATGATGACTTACGAGAAGAGGACATGATGGAATGTATCGGTCTAATGCACCACCCTAGAGATGCTGTGTACGGATCGTTTGAATCAAGTAGTAAATGCTATAGCGTCAAGACAGATCAAGACGGACTGTTAGCTTGCTTCGGAGTTAGTCCGAGAGATAACATCGGAGTTTGTTGGTTGCTAGGTACGAGAAACTTTTATAAGATAAAGAAGAAGTTTGTTAAGGAATCACAGATGTGGATAGATGACTTGATGGGAGACTTTGACTACTTAACAAATTATATAATGGAAGCGAACACACTAAGTATGAGATGGTTGAAATGGTTAGGTGCTAGTTTTGAGGATTGCAATATCCCTGGTTATAAGTCATTTAAGATAGAGAGGAAATAATATGTGTGACCCAGCAACAATAGGAGCGATAGTAGGAGTAGCATCAGCAGGTGCAGGGTATGCAGGGCAAAGACAACAAGCTAAAGCACAAGCAGCGTATCAAGCACAGTCGGCAGCAGCGGAGCGTCAAAGAGCGTTACAAGAGCAATCCTCTATCCGTATGCAACAAGCACAACAACAAGAAGCTACTGCTAGGGAACTACAACAAGTTAGTAAGAAGTCCCAAGAAGCTTTAGCTAGAGCGAGAGTTTCAGCAGGGGAAGCAGGTGTTGCAGGTGCTAGTGTACAAGCTTTAATGGATGACTACTCTAGGCAGGAAGCAGGGTATAGAGCAGCTACTTTAAGACAACAAGAGTTAACAGGAGTAGGTACACAGCTAGGATTAGAACAAGCTGGACTAGCTTCTCAACAAAGACTTATTGGCATTCAACAACCTATTAACAGACCTAGCTTATTAGTATCAGGGTTACAAGCTGTTAGCGGTGGACTTAGTGGATATGCAGCAGGTCAGGGTATTAGCAGTAGAATGGCAGGTACATCAACAACAGGAATAACCCAAACCACAGCAGGTACTTATAGAGGAGGTTCAGGAGGTACGATGGCTCCTGGTGGTTACTCTTTATTTGGAGGAAGATAATGGCAGAACGAGTACAAGTACAAGGGTTAGGTGATGCAGTTCCAGGTTTACAACCTACTATTCAAAGAGCAGGTCAATACAGTGTAGGTCAGCGTAGAGCTGGTAGGAATAAGTTGATGGACCTTGCTGATGCTTTGTCACAGGTTAATCCTATATTGCAACAGTACACACAGGTAGCTGATATAGAAGCAGAACAATTTGAAGATGAGTTATCAAAGCAGAGTCCTGAAGAGTTTCAAGCGATGCTCCAAAAGACAGAGGGAGAGTTTGATAAGCTGTCTAGAAAAGGGGTAATGAGTTGGCTTACTTCTCCTGTTAATCGGAAGAGAAAACTAGAGGCAGTGGGTAACTTATCAAGTAGAGATTTAATATCTCAGATAACTACTAGGTTAGAGAATCCTGAAGTCGGAGATGAAGATGCAGATCAAATCATAGCAGAACTTAGAGATGAGTATATAAGTAAAAATCCTTTGTTAAGAGATTCATTGTTATCTCAAGGAGGTTTACAGCAGTCTCTTAATAGAGTAACACCTAATTTAAAAATTAACTTTGACAGGAAGATGTCAGCAGAGGAAAGAAGAGAACAAGGATTTGCGACTACTGCTGGTTTATATGATTTCATAGATAATCTTAAAGATACAAACACTCTTGTTACTGGCGGTATATCAGACGGTTCTTACACTGAAGATTTTAAAAAGATATGGGAAGGATCAAATGCTCATAACGCTAAAGAACAAAGAGCAATACTTAAAGGAGCGTTAGGTTCTTTAGCTCGTAATGGAATGCAAGATGAAGCAGAGGAACTTAGGATATGGGCTGCTTCTAATTTAAAGTTTGGTACAGCTAAGATGACCGAGATGGAACAAGATGAATTAGATGACTTCATTGATGATGTAGCAGAACAATCGGAAGATAGAAATGACAGGGATCAAGTTAATATAGCTAAGGAACTAGAAGCACAAATTGGAATAGCTATTTTTGATCTTAACGAAAAAAAGACAGTAACAGAATTTAACGGTAAGCCTGTAAACAATGTTAATGAATTAATAGATTTAGTAGGCGAGACATACGAAGACAGTAACGGTGTTCGTTTATCCTCAGCGACTCAAAGAAAACTTAGGAGAAGTGTAATTTACGAAGTAAATAATTATAGAAGCCCAGAAAAGAGAGCAGCTGATACTAGTTATAATGCGTCTCGTAACGAGTTTTCCGATTTATTTAACGCTAAAAATGAAACAAACATAACAACAGGAATATCAGAAACACTTAGAAGCGAATACTCTGACATTCAAAATATAATAGATGACAACCCAAATATTCTATTTGATGTTGCAAATGATTTTAATAATGAACTACAAGAAGAAGCACAACGATTAGCAGCAGAGTCAGAAGATTTTGATCCTGTAAAAATAAAGAATAAGTTAACTCCTTTTGCGAGAAAACTTTACAAAACAACACAGAAGAATTTAAGAGAAGAATACGAAAAAATCGCTAAAGTAGAAAAAGAAAAAAATGACTTACTTCAAGCAACTAAAACCGAAGCAGGTAATGAAAAAGTAATAGAAGATTCCTTTTGGAAAAAGCTAGGGTTTAATGCATTAACAGAAAAAGAGAAGGCAGAAAATTACATTGCAGTTTTAGGCAACACAGAAATAGAAGATGTTAAAGAACAGAACAAAGCTTATAAAAAACTAGGTGATCTTGATTTTACTGATCTATTAGACAAAGCATACAAAAGGAAACCTGTTTCTGTACAAAGGTTTTCCACTACAGGGTTTGATCCTTTAGCTGATGTGGAAATATACATGACCGAAGAAGCTGCTGAAGAAGTTAAAATGCTGTATAAAAAGAGTTCTATTTATTTAGGTTATTATACTGATCTAGAAACCTTACGAGACGGTCTGTTACCTGAAGGTGAGCGATTTAATCCTAGAGCTTTAGACGCTAAAATTTTTCCTATACTAACATATAAAGAGATTAAAATGGGTTTATCTACTACGGAATCAATTAAAGAAAAAGCTGAACTAATAGGACGAGGAGATGATGTAGATAGTTTTCTTAACGAACAGAAAAAATTATTAGAAAGGTACGAAAAGAGTAAGCGTACTTATCCACGATTTGAACGATCAGTTTCAGCAAGACCTCAAAATTTAATTAATCCTTTTGGATTTTAGTTTTTATTATTATGGAAGAAACAGAAGAAGAATTACTGAGAGACCCTACAGCAACTATAGGATTAGGAGGTTCTGATACTCTCCCTAAACAGCAAACACAAAAAGCACCTCAAGTACAAGAAAAAGAAAAGGAAGAAGATTTAGATTTTTTTGACTACGCTGGAGATATAGCTTTAGCTCCTTTTAGGGGCATAGAGGGAATGCTTAATGGTGCGTATAATCTAGCTGACATGATTGCGTTTGATGTACTGCCTGACTTGGACACTCGTTTCTTAGGTACTTCTAAAACTACAGCAGGTTCTTTAGTAGAGGGTGTAGCTCAGTTTGCTTCAGGGTTCGTTCCTATCTTTGGTGCAGCTGGTAAAATAGGTGCGTTAGCTAAAGCAGGTACTGTTGCTAGAGGTGTAGCTGCTGGTGCTGTTACTGATTTTGTAGCGTTCAAAGGACAAGAAGATAGATTGTCTAATCTCATACAACAATTCCCTGAGTTACAGAATCCAGTTACTGAGTTCTTGGCACACGATGCAAACGAGTCTGAAGTAGAAGGCAGGTTGAAGAATGTACTAGAAGGCTTGATTCTTGAAGGTGCTATCGGAGGGACTGTTACTTTGTTTATGAAGTCTCTCAGAGCTTTGAAGGCAGGTAAGAAAGTAAGAGATGTAGACGGTGGTGGTGCTGATGAGGTTAATAAAGCTACTTCAGATTCTCTAGGAGGCGGTAAGGATTTTGCTGATATACCTGAGTTCAAGGAAGATACATCCCTAATCCAAAAAGAACTAGACCAAGATAAAACTAGGCTTGATGAACTGTTAAAGAAAAAAGAAGAAGGCAAAGCAACTAGTGCTGATGAGACTAGAATATCTATGCTTGAAAACCGTATAGAAGGTAAAGAAGCTGATCTTCGTGTGTTAGGTGATGTTAGGACTGCTGATGTAAAGGATAGAGTAAGAGTAGCAGAAGAAAGAGAACTACAAGAAAGAGTAGAAGAACTAGACGAAACTTTAGAAGACTTTGACGCTACTGTAGAAAGAACACCTAGACCGTTTAAGACCTACGAAGAGGAAGCCATGATGGATATTATTCCTAAAGGTGCTGACACTCTAAAAAGCAGGTTAATGAAGAAGTTCCCTATAAAGGGAGCAGACCCACAAGATGTAGCTGATGTTGAAAAGTTCATTGATGTGATGGGTAAGCGGTTGTTTGGTGATGTATCGTTATCCGTCACTAACAAGATACCATCTGCTGGTCGTTATAACTTTGGTAACAACCTACTACAAATAAGGCAGTCTGTTATAGACGAGGGTGGTATTAAGCGTACTATGGTCCACGAGCTTTGGCATGGACTTAG